CCTGGTTATCTGTTTATTATCTTCTAGTTTCTGTATTATGTTTCCATAAATAGAACCCGTTACGTTTGCTACCCAATCGCACTCAAACTCCTGGAGGAATTTGCTCTCCCCCATCTGTGCTTTAGCAGCGTCTAATTCTTCTTGCTCTACTAATTTTGTTTCACTTGCTTTAGCTGTGTAAGCTAACCACTTTGGATCACTTAATGCGTATTGGTATAAGTCATAAAATATATTACTCATCCCAGCTGGTGTCGAAATAAAATAAGCGAACCCATGACGATCAGAAATAGCGGGTCTTAATATTTCGTGCCAAAGTTTCGGGTTCATCTGGCTAACCTCATCGACACAAATTCCATCAGCATAAATTCCACGGATACGATCTGGATCCTCTCCAGACATCAATGTTATTCTTGCGCCATTGGGGAAGTCGCATCTTAACTCGGTTTCGTTAAATGTAGTTCCAGGAATACATCCAGCGTATTGCTTTAGATAATCCCAGCAAACCCGTTTGATTGAAACGAATGTTGGCCCGATCAGATAATACCTTGGGTTTTTCTTATCATTTGTAAGAGCTTTCTTAATCAAATGAAGAATAACCAGGATTGTTTTGCCAAACCTACGATGACAATTTAAAACCGCGAACCTATGTTTATCCAAATCCTCATGCAGCTTCGCTTGTAATGGCCGAGGCGTATAAGGTATTTGGATGTGCATTATAAAATTATAGCAATTACAATAATAGCAGCAGCAATTACAACAGCTGCTTTTTTATTTCTGCTCCAGCTGTTCCATTTTTTAATTATTTTTTCCATGTTTCTCCTAGTGTAGTGTGGGTAGTTCAGTAAAATCTAAAATAGATTTGTAATCAATCCCACTATTTTTCATTAGTGTTTTAACAAAATCATCTGCGTGATTTGGATTGTCAAATCCATTTAGATGGATAACCATGCCGTTTGTATCTTCGGCCAGGAAAACCATCGCAGTTATCATTTTATTTTTTAATTTGTCATCCATAGTGGTATTCCTAATTTTTTTAAAAGACACTTGGCGCAATAGAATATTTTGTTTTCTACTACGTCAGCTTTGTTGTTACATTTTATACATTTGTGCATTCTGTCTGTTCGTCTGTGGCTGTGTGCTGAACTCCCAACTTATATATATTTAGAAAACGCGGGTGGATTTTGGGGTATACCGCCTAAATGTTTTTGCAATGTTCTCATTCTATATGCAAATAACAAGGCTCGTAGGTATAAAACCTACCAACTATTAGCGTTGTTCTTTATTTATTTAATAAACCAGAGAGTAACCAGGGAGTAACAGCTCTAATCGAACTCATACGCGCTGGCGAGGATCCTCTTTCACAATATGAAAGCACGGAGTTCCAAGGTTATCCAGGCTAGATACAACAAAGCCAGGCAAGTATCTCTACTAAACCTGGCTCAATTGTTTTACTGATTTAATTCTTGTAAACTTTGCTTATTCATTTCAAAGCTAGTATCTCTTTCTATACCCAAGCCAAAAGCACCTTTAAACTCTTTTAACTCATCGATAGAAGTATAACCTAATTCCTTCTCATGTAAGTCAGCTAATCCAAACGCAACATTAGTATCTGGATTTAATTCTGATAAATACCAAGTACCAACGCCAGCTGGATTAAATAACTTCACAACAGCTTTGAACTCTTTTGTTCCGTCTTGCTCTTTGAAGTTTTTAACTAGCTGCTTGTATTGAGCAGCTAAAAACATTTTTTGCTTTGCCATTATTTACCACCTTTCACAGTTAAACCTTTTTTGACAGCTTTTGCTCTAGCGTCTTTTAAGTTCTCAGCGTAAATATGATTTTTAGTATCTTTACCATAGAAATCATTTGTAGATCTAATAGAGCCATTAGCTCTAACTAAATATCTGTTATTGTATAAACCATCTAAATCGTTTTGATTTGTTTTTCCTTTTAGTACCATTGTTTGCTCCTTTGTTAAGTTAGTTTTATTTTTCATTCAACTAACAAATATCAAAGCATTACCAATCTGTCAACACCTAATACCAATTTGGTTAATTATTTTTTTTATTGATTTGGTAAGCTCGGAACAGATGTTGTTTGTACTTCTTCCACAATCTTTTTAGCTTCAACCATATCATTAGGATTTCCCCAGCTCACAGTTATTGTCGTATCTTGTTTAATGTCTTGTTGTACTTTATCGCCAAATGTTTTAGCTGCAAGTTTGCTCGCCAACCATCTGATGTGTGAATATTTCTCTCTCAAGAAATGTGTCTCTTGAGGTGTCTTTGGTATTTCCATATCTTCAGCTATTTTATCCAATAAAGTCCAAACGCCAGTTTGTCTTGCTTGCATAATCTTTTCGTGAAGATCTTTGTTATCTCTTGCGTATTTATAAACAGTTGATTGATCTGGTAACTTCTTGTCTTTTGTAATCTTTGATAATGGTTCGCCAAGTTCTAAACGCTTGATGATTTCATCTGTTTGTTTTGTATCCATTGTAATAATTGTTCTGTTGTATAATTTTTAAACTGTTTTAAATTTTTGTAAGCAATCAATTTGCCTTCTAATGTAACAGCTCCCGTTGATGCTCCGCCATGAAACCGACAACGATAATGACCACTCTTTTTTAAATATCCCTTTGCTCTACATTGTTTTCCAGATGTTCTCGCGATACTTTCGCATTGGATTTTTTTAAGAGGATGACCAGCCATAATATTCAGATATTTTTATATCCAACTGTACCTTTTCAATTACTAAATTTGATCTATCTTGTCTATAAGAGTTTTATCTAGCTTACTTTCAAGATTAAATATTGCGTTGATGTATTTCTTCTTAATAGTTACACGATGGCAGCCAAACATTTTACCAAGCGCAACCCAGGAATATCTTTTAGATCTGGCCCAGAGTATTCTTCTATCTTCAAGTTCAACCAGGGGTAATAATTCTGTTACTGTTATATCCCAGCAATTAATTTGTTTATTGTTGGCTCTTAATTTAAGTTTTTTTGAATTATAGTAGCCATGATCCTTTGGATCGTAAGTAAACTCCAGAATATCAAACATTGACGCTGCTTTTGGTATTTTAGGTTTAGGCATAAAGCGTTCTGCCAACCCAGCTTCATCCAGTATATCCATTAATTTTACACACCTTAACTTCAGACAGCCTCCTTGAGAGAGGCATCAAACTTTTTTATAGGTTCATCTTTCCACTTATGTTTGGCAACCTTGGCTCCGCTTTTGTTTCTGTATTCAATATAATTACCAAATTCTCCACAGTACTCGTATTGCTCGCCTTGATACTCTATTGTTGATTTAGAATGATTAGCGGTTGGGGGGGAGTATCTTGCTCTTTGATAGCTATTATATTTATTAAATCTCTTATAGTTAATATTATTAGTTTTATTAATATCAGTCGTTTTTGAAACATCAGATGCGCGTTGATGAAACATGATGCTTTTTTTCCTTGTTTCCTGGAGATTTAACTGCTGCGATAAATAATATTCATTAGTAGAGGATCTACGTTTAACTGTTACATAACCCAGCTTGGCAAGGTGTTTAATACTTCTATAGATCGCAGTACGAGACATCCCAATAGCCTTCGAGATTGTTGCGTGTCTTGGATAGCAAATTCCAGTTTCCTTGTTCATGTAGCTTACTAGACACGAATAAACCCTATAATCTGAATTAGATACTCTTACATCTTTTAAGACAGTTAGATCAGATACAAAAAACAAACTCATTAAAGCACGTTCCTATCTTTTTTAGTACAAACTAAATCGTGCTGCTCCTGGAGAAGCTCTAATACTTGATACCAACCTTCGGGTAATACAAAAGTTTCTTTGCCTTTAATTGGTGTGAGCTGCGTAATTCTCAAACTCTCAACAGCTCTATTGTCATCAACTTTATAAAAAACCAGGAATGAAGGTAAACCAGCTAAACTTGCTAACGCTTCCGTTGTCGCTGTCGCCTTCCACGTTTGGCCCCGATCAAAACAAGTCTCGGCTAAATACAATGGATGTTTACACCTTTTGCAAATCCCAACTGCATCCATATCAATCATATAAACTTGATTTTCTCTGCACCACTCCGAATAAGGATCGCCAACATTAAAATAATTATTTTTTAAACTTCCCCTGGCCACTACAAATCTCCTTTATTTCTATATTCCTTTACTTGATCCTCTATTTTTTTAGTAAGATCTTTATTCTCCAGGCTTAAATTTTTATTAAGTAACTTGACGTTAGCGTTTTCTTCTGAAAGTCGATCAATATCTTTTTTTAATCCTTCTATTTTATCTTGAAAATCTTTTTTCTCTTTTGCTCTAGCTTTGTTTTGTGTAATAATATCTGGTATTCCCCATCTAGTTTGATCGACCATTAAAAAGTAATCTCCGTAACTTCTTGAACCCAAGCACCAGGAATAGTGTTTGTGTTGCCAACTGTTAAA